CCGAATGGTTCATGTACACCGCGCTCGGTCGTGTTACGCCGTGGGATTTCGAGAAACCCAGCGTCGGTATCTTCTACGACACCGAAATCAACAAGAACGAACCACGCATGAACGATCTGCAACTGGCGATTCGTGATCTGTGTGGTCGCTCGTTGTTCTCAGCTGGTCGCTTTAGCTTGACCAACAAAGTCAACTACAGTGGCAACAAGTTCTTCGACATGATGAAGGACTGGCTGGATGAGAAGCGCAAGGATCGCAAGAACCAGTACGACACCCCGTTCGCTGACCGCGGCGGCAAGACTCCCTTCCGTATGTTCGTCCCGACTGCTTCGGCTGTCGACTCGCTCTCCGAATTCGACACCGACGACATCGACAAAGTCCGTGACAAGACTGAGCTGGGTACCGGCGACCAAAACATCCTGAACATGCGTGGTGGTTTAGTGAAGGCCAACTTCCTGACTGAACTACCACGGGTAACGATCCAAGCCAACAACTACACCGTGCTCGTGGCCCAGATGGGTAAGAACATGGATGTGGGTGCCTCTCCGCATGCACCGAAACCGCAGCAGCTCAAAGGCTTGCCGTCATCGGAAGCGATCAAGGGCGCCACGGCCAAGTTCACATTCGCGACCCATGACTGCTGGTGGATCGAATCGTCCGCGCCATTCTGGGATGACGAGATGAAGCCCGAGTACCCCATCGAAGCAGGGCTGGCGCGTGTCAAGGATACCGACCTGCAACTCTCGAAGCTCAAGTGCCTGCGTTCGAAAGGTGGTCCATCGCTCGTCACCCACGAAATCTTGGTCTCACAGAAAACCGGCGTGATGCCGGAACTGACTGAGTTCCATTACCTGCGCAAGTGCAAGCGCTGGGGTATGGAAGTCTCGGGGGGTGGCGGGTCGATCATGGAAATGATGCTGTACCCTGGCGTCAAGGTTACCCGCAATACGGTTCGCATGAAGATCGAAGAAGATGCATTATTCCGTCGTGCTTTGAACTTCACGATGGAAATGAAGCAGATGGATGAGCATTGGGCTTGGATCAACGACGAAGGTTGGTTCGTGCAACCGGATGAGCTATACAAGGGTCTGGTGGCGCGCGGTTATGATTGGAAAGTGTTGCTCAACACCCGTGGTTACTGGTGCTTGGGTGAAGGCCCATGCCCGGAGCTGTCGACCATCGACTTGTTCCGGATGTACCACGGCGGTTACCATCCGTATTGGTACGACAAGGTTGCCGGCCCGGAAGCCGCCAAGCAGGTCAACAAAGGCCCGTACGAGTCCGTCTACAATGCCATGGAATTGGGGGCGCTGCTCACCGACATGGAAGAAGGGCGGGCACTGTACGGTTTTGCCAAAGAACTGGAAATGAAGCCGGCGTAATCAACGAACAGGGGGGGCGGTTGCAACTTAACCGCTCCCGTCCTTTTAAGAAGAAAACATGCGACTTCTTTATATCCTCATGGGTGTTCTCAGTGCGATGGTGGGGTACCAGATCCATCACGACGAATTCTGGGCATTCATGAATGTTCTGTTCTGGCCAGCTTCGTGGATCTGGTGGGTGATGTATCATGAAGTCACCCTCACGATCATCAAAACGTCTTTCGAGTGGTTCTTCAAATGACACAATCAGATCCCAATAACCCGCGCTTCTTGCGGGATTCGTATGTCCGTCACCGCAAAGGTGGTGTTTACAAGATCCGACTCACTCCCGTCAACGTGAAGCTGGAAGCCACCGCAGAACCAGCTTATGTGTACGAAGCTGAAGACGGTTCGATCTGGTGCCGCTCGCAAGTTGAGATGGAAGACGGTCGCTTCACGGAATACCTCGAACCCGTGGCAGCAATCTACCAATGAGCGCCAACCGCACAGTCTTACTTATGCTGACCGTACTTTTGACTCTCTGCGGTAGCATGGGTTCTCTGGTGAAAGGATTCCCCTTGCAAGCGATCTGGGGGTTGTTGCTGGGGATCTTTCTGATCCTTGTTCAAATCCTTGTTGAAGTCATTGAGCGGCTGAAGTAATCAGCCTTTTTTATGTTGTCAGGAAATTAGTTTCCTGGTATAAATTTATTGGTAATTAAATATGTCGAATATGGATACTGTAGAAGAAGGAATGTCGTCAAATAACGAAGAGATCACCACGGTTGAATTCCGTGAAGTGGTCGAGGAAACCCAATCCCAAGATAAGCCGCTGTCGATCGCCGAAACCGTCGTCATGATGATGGAAGAAGCGAACGTTGCTGACACCGAAAGTTGGAAGGAAGGTCTGAGCGAAGAAGCCCTGACCTCCCCCGACTTGAACGTGCAGCGTTTCTTGATGAACCGCCATTGGCGCGGTTTGTTGGCTGACCTGGATACCATCGAAGAAATCAAGAAGACCACGAACGCTCGTGGCTGCTTGCAAGATGGTCGCTGGGATCTGGAAGACTGGATCACTCACTTCAAAAAGGATGTCATTCCATGCGCGATTCTCGTGGGAGTCCTGAAAGTCAAACCTCAGGACGAGTCGACAAAGAGCGACTCAACGAATTCGACTACCGAATCGTAGTCTTCGGCGTCCAAGGTTTCGAAGACGCTTCGCTATTCCACCAATGCATGCTGAAATTCCTGAAAGACAGTCGTCTCAATCGGGAAGAAGATAGAAAGAAGGTCGTCTTCATTACAGGTGCTGGTAAATCCGGCGTGGATAAGTTGTTTCATGACTGGGTGCGTGAGCACGATTACCATTGGGCAGAGTTCTATCCCAATTGGAAGGATATCGAAGTGGAGGGCGCCATTGTGCGGTATCGCGATGGCAAGCCATACAACTCCGTGGCGGGGTTCTGGCGCGATGAAGAAATGGCGGAAGTTTGTACTCATGGAGTCTCTTTCTATGACGGGGTATCATCCGGTACCCGTGACATGATCGATCGCGTGACGGAGAAGGGTAGTCCGTGCGCGATGTATCTTGTCACCGTAGAGATAGACGAGGACAAGCATGCCCAAGAATCGCAAAGCCGCCGAGGCGGTTATTCTTCAGCGTATTGAACAGATGGCTCCTGGTGGTCCGACGCCACAAATCTATCGCGACATGTTCGCGAAGATGGACGACCAGGTATTCGACGCCTTCATGATGAAGTTGAAACACCGGCAGGGACGTTTGGCAATCATTGCTCCCAACATGGCCAAGAGCGGCAGCCTCACAATCGAGAATGCACTCCATATGGCCGAGTCGATGGGGCACGATTTTTACCAGCGCATTTGGATCAATCCGAATGACGGTAAGACGCCAGCGTTCCTGACCAACAAGACGTACTTGGTGCTGGATCTACCGTATCGTCGTCAGGCCCAGTTGCTGGAAAAGAAAGCGCGTATCCCGAAACATAACCGTTCTATCGATGAACTAACCGGTCAAGCGGCAGGAGATTCGAAAGGCAGTAAGTTGTCGTCCCCTGAGATTCAGGTGCTGGCGGCCCTCGATCTGCCGAACATGATCACGGAGCAAATCAAGTTCCGTGGCGGTGACGTGAAGGGCTTCGACGCCATGAACAATATGATCGACAAGACGGGCGCAGTGTCGATGGAAGCGATTGCGCATTTGGCGGGTGGGGTGGAGTCGACCAAGACTCTCTCTACCTACTTGACCGCTATGCACTTGTCGAACACTCTCGCGAGCTGATCTTTTTATGCTTAGCGAACTCTGGTGAATAATGAATAACTCAAACATCCCGGTTGACGGGGGATCTTTCGATCTGTCCAAAATCAAATCGTGTTTCATCGCTTCGGTCGGGCAAACCTTGTCTAACCTGGGTGCGGAAGATGGTCTGATGGTGCGTCGCGAATTGCTGACGATCATCGGTGGCCAGACAGTGCCGTATATGTTTTCGCCGGACTTCATTCAAGAGTTGCGTGACAAGGTCTTCGAAAACGAGACCTTCCGTGACTGGTTGCTGAATGCCAGGTTCGTGTTCTTCATGAATTTGGCGGCGCAGTATGGCCGAGAGATGGTGAGCTTCGTGGTCGATAACTTGGCCCGGAGCGCTTCGCTCGATTTAGGAGCGGAAGAGTTTTTAGACGCTGACCAAATAAACTTGGTAGATAAAGTCAATGAAGTCCCGCCGCAAGTGCAGCAGGAACTCATGCCTTACCGTGCAGTGAAAACTGCGTTGGCTGCCAATACCTGGATGGTGGTGATCATGATGGCGATCGCTTTCATCAACCTGGAGCATGAAGTCTTACAAATGCCCGGAACAAAATAATAAGTAGTTTCCCAAGAAACAAGAGACTTGAAAGAAGACACGCGCCATGAGTGCTGTGCCAACTCCAATGGTGTTGAGTGTCATCGTCCCTCTGGACGTGTTGCTCGACACCCGTGCAGGCACCTTAGCAAAAATGCTAGGACCTGACCAAGTTGTAGAAATTCTCAAAGGGAACTATCACACCCGCAAGGACGATAAATTCCCAGCAGTTGATGTGGAAGCCTTTAGCGCCATGTACGCTAGACGCGATGAAGAGACGCTTTCGTTATCATACTCGACCAACATCGAGGTGTTCCTGCGTGAACTCGTTCATACGCTGATTAAGCAAACACTTGCTAGGCCCTTCCACCAAGGTGTGCGTGTTGTTGTCAATACGTATCCATACCAGCTTTCTGACGATGTCCTGGAGCAGATCCTGGGAGCCGTAGTCGCTAAGTTACTAGCCGACATTGAGGTCGAAGTACCTCTCCGAGTCGAGGCCGAACACTTACCCGATGAAGCGCTTAACCCCGAACACTGCAAGCAGACGTACGCAGCCATGCTGATGTATGACTACGAGCACTGGTTATCAATGCACCAGCTCGCGCTTATCCAGAGACCCATGCCGGAGGTCACCCTTTTTGCGCCAGCTATTTACTTTGTTCAGACGCCAACTGAAGAAGAACTTGCCGAAGCCAAAGCCGAATTTCAGATGCACCCATTTGAGTTGATTGAGAAATCCGTTAAAGGCGGAATAGATCTTCAGTTATTGCCAGTTGAACTTTTCAGCATTGTTAAGCCAGCCACCTGACAACATACGCCCTGCTACCCGCGCGCAAGCGCAGGTAGCAGTGCTGACTACGTCGTTACGATTGGGACGCCGCATCCTTGGCGAAGCCGTCGTATGACAGCTGTGGCGTACCGATCTCGGTTTCACCGGGTACCAGTTGGGGCGGCGGTACATCATCCCCCAAGCTCGGGGGTTTGCGATTCGGGTCCATCGTGGCCGGATCGATCTGGAAGGTCTTGGCGCTGATGGCGCGCAGAATAGCCGCACTGTCGCGTTGCGATTCTTCGGCGGTTTTGGCCGCGGCTTCATCGATACCCACCCGGCGGCGTTGCACCACGGTTTTGTCCATATCACTTGCAGTCTTGAGCAGAACATTCAGCATGTCTGGACTGACTTCTTGCGCAAGCGCCTTGTTGGCAAGAGCTTGGACCTTCAGGCGGATCTTTTGGGTGTGGGTGGCCACACTGTCCAAGTCCAACACATCCAGATCCGGAGTGGGTTCCGGTGGGGGTGGCGGTTTCACAGCCGCATCGGCTGCCTTGGTGACGCCTGGGAATTCTTCCTCGACGCCATGGTCTGGTTCGTATTCGTCACTCATGACAAGTCCTTTTAAGTTCACACAGCAATTTTTCGCTAATAAATCTCAAACCTATATCATTAAAATGAAGGCCCTGTAATTTCATAAAGGAGGAATCCATGGTAGTTAGCCTGTGGCAGCGTTTTGTGGCGTTGATCAGCTCGTCAAAACCTGTCAAAGAACCCGATCTGTCAGACACATTGGTGGACATCGCCAAACGTCCTTTGATCGAACGGGTACAAGTCGTCTTCACGAGACTTGATTTGAAACCCTTTCAAGACTATCTCCAAACCGATGGCCATGGTCGGCAGATCAGTACTGCACATCAAACTATCGATGAATGCACGAGCGATATCCTGACCCATGTGAACGACATCGAGCGGACAAAGTTCATTCCCCAAGGTCGTGGCGAGTACGCCCGTGTGACCCAACCTATCAACCGTTTCTTTATCACCAAAGAGGGCTGCTATCTCCCGTCTGTCTATGGCGCTTTGATCGATCTAAAGAGTGCTGCGCTGGATCTATGCAAGGCTGTGGAAGACAACAAAGAAAATGACTATTACTCTTACAACCTGCGAATGTTAAACTCATTGCTCTTTGCATTGGAAGACTTCGGTCTACAGCTGCACGACTTGAGCGAACACATCAAATCCCGTTCTTAACTCTTTTCTCTCATTTACTTCGTTTCACTCTTTTCCTTTGCGGTACTTTTTCGTTTTATTTCACTTGAGGTAATTATGGCTGAACGTAAACAGCGCCCGATCCAACAGATCATGGAAGATCCCAATAAGGGGATCACCAAGACATACGGTTCCTGGGGCGCGTTGTCCAAGCTCTGGCGTATCGTCCTGCGCGACAACCACATCAACGGCTACCGCTTTAGCGTGTTCATGGACCGGTACATAAAGGACCCGAAGAACAACGCCA